GCGCCAAAAAAAGATGGCAAAGGTTTCTTTAGACCTGCACCATTCACACAACAGTACAGATTAAAAACTGTGTTGGAGAAAAACCAACTTGGTTCTTGGTATGGCTGGGAGATCACATCAGAGGGATTAGTAAATGATGAAAGCTTAGTGAATAGAGCTTTTAAATTTAGACAATCTTTAATGAGTGGATCTGTGAAAGTTAAACACGGACAAGAAGAAGAGTCAGTTAAAACACCATTCTAATTATGGATTTTAAGAAAAACCTGGAGCAGTTTAAAAAGCTGTTCCAGGGCTCTGACACATATCACGGTCAATCTAAAAAGTTAGGTAAACAAAGATCTGACGGAAAAGATGAATGGAGAAGTTGGATCAACCCAACTCCTATGACAGATCAAAATTGGATTGATCATTTAGAGGGTAAAGATAGTTTTGGGACTGTACCCATAAGGGATGACTCTACAACAAGTTGGGGTGTTATAGATGTAGATAGATATAACATTGATCATAAAAAATTTATCAAAACAATTAGAGAAAGAAAATATCCATTTGTTCCTTATAGATCTAAATCAAATGGTCTACATTTAATATTACATTTATCTGAGGTTGTCCCTGCAGCAGAAATGAGAAAGAAGATGATAGCGATAGCATCTGATCTCGGAGTCAATGATGCAAAGACTGATATCTTTCCTGCACAAGACACAGTAGATTTAACACCGGAGAAGTGGGATGATAAACAAAAAGGTCAATTCGTAAATCTTCCGTATCAAAATGCTAAGTTTCCAACAAGATGTGCCATGGATGATGATGCCAACAGTTTAACATACGACAAATATTTAGATTATGTAAAAAATTTTATAATCACTAAGGAACAATTCAAAAAATTAAAAACAGGCACGGACAATGAAGATAAGAGTTGGCCTAACTGCGTTAACAAATTTATTAGAAACCAAGTTAGAGAGGGTGAGGGTCGTAATGATGCTATGTTCAATGTAGGTGTTTTATGTAAAAAATTAAATGAAGATAAGGATTATTGGGAAGCACAATTAAGAGAACTAAATACTAAGATATGCGTACCTCCATTAAACCCAAAAGAAATTTCTAAAGTTATAGAACAAGTAGATAAAAAAGAATATTCATATAAATGCGGAACGTCAGTGGCTAGAATGTATTGTAATGGATCTACACAATGTGCAAAACGTAAATTCGGAATAGGCTTAAATGAAGCCATTCCTGAAGTTGGTAAGCTTGTAAAAGTGAATTCATATCCTGACCCATATTGGTTATTACCCATTCAAGGCAAAGTAGTTAAATTAGATACAAAACAATTATATCAACAACAATTACTTGGCGAGAGATTATTAAACTATGATATTGTTTGGAGACCTTTACGACCTAGTAAAAGAGATCCGGATCCTTATAGAGATTGGTTAGAAGAATTAATTTCTAATAAGCAAGACATGGAGGGCTTTGACGGAGAAGAAGAGAGAAAAGAAGTTTTCAATACAAGAATAATTAAATTTTTCGAAGACACAGATACCATCACGGAGTTTGATCAAATAGAACACGATAATATTTATCAAGACGGGCAGGAGATTAGATTTAAGTTAGAAACATTTAGGCAATTCATGAAAAAACAAGGGTATAACTGGTCTGAAAAAGAGTGTACAGTATTCTTACAAGGAGCAGGATGTGGTAAGAGTGCAAAATTTCAAGGTATCCAAGCGAGACATTGGATTGCAACGTTGCCAAAACAAACCGAACATAAAAATAAAAATGTCAAATTTAATAAAGCAAAAGCTCCATGGGAAAACAATTAAGTTTTTTGGACCACCGGGCACAGGTAAAACACATAGACTTTTAAAAAGAGTCGAACGTTTTTTAAAAAGAGGTATCTCCCCTGATGAAATATGCTACATTTCTTTTACTAACAAAGCTGTAGAGGAGTGCAGAGACAGAGTACGTAAACAGTTTAAAGGATATGATGAGGATGATTTTAAATACTTTAGAACTTTACATAGTCTAGCTAGACAACAATTTGCAGACATCCCTGTGCTAGATCCTAAAGTTGATATGCTTCAGTTTCATACACAATATGGCACAGTAAAAATAAATTATAAACCAACTTGGGATGATCAAAAGGTTTATAATAATTGGTCTTTACAAATCTATGACAGAGCTAGAAATATGAAAATGAACCCCATAGATCTTTATAAAAGAGAACCCAGAAAAAAAGTTAGACTACAACAATTTAAATCCATTATCGCAGGGTATGAGCAATATAAAACATACGAAGCAAATCCAGGAGAGTTTAAAAATGATAGATTAGATTTTACTGATATGGTGCAAAAATATATTGATACTGGCTTACCCATACCTTTTAAAATATTAATGGTTGATGAAGCACAGGATCTAACTCCTTTACAGTGGGATATGGTTGTTAAGTTAGCAATGAACGCAAATAAAGTTTATTTAGCAGGTGATGATGACCAGGCCATTTACGAATGGAATGGAGCTGATGTTTCTTTTTTTCAAACCTTTCCTGGCAAGATAAAAATTTTACAACAATCAAGAAGATTAAATAAGAAAGTGCATTTTTTTTCTAAATGTATTCTAAACGGCATGGAGGGTTATAGAATAAAAAAAGAGTTTACGTCTAATGGAACTGACGGTGAGATATATAAATGGAGCACTCTAAAAAAAATACCTTGGGAGAAAGAGGGTTCTTGGATGGTATTGGCTAGAATCAACGATGTGAAGAAAGAGCTGCAGGAAGAAGCAAGAAAGTTAGGTTTATATTTTCAAGACATGCGTGGAAACAAATCTTTTGATATCAATCAATGGAAAGCTATTTGTGATTGGCAAACTATTTGTGATGGTGGTGCTATAACTAGAGAGGATGCTTGTAATATGTATACCTATTTACAAAACATAGACCATGGCTACCGGTCAACGGACAGCAAGAAGTGGAGTTTTGCTCATCCAAATCAGGTGTTTAATTTTGAACAATTACATTTACAAGGTGGCATGACACAAGAAAAAGGTGGGTGGGATGTTTCTTTTCAAAGAAAATTTAAAGACAAAGAGAAAGTATATTTTAGAAAGCTGTTAAACAACGAAACAAACTTAGATGACAAAGCTAATATTATTATAGATACAATACACCAAGTAAAAGGTGGAGAAGCTGATCATGTTGTGTTGTCAGCTAAATGTAATTTTCCATCACATTTTGACAGAAAAAATTTAGAAGAACGAATCAAAGAACTTAGGGTTTGGTATACAGGAGTTACAAGAACTATAAATACACTGCATTTACTTGGAACTTACCACAAATATCATTTTCCCTTGAGTAAATATTATAAATTGTATAAAAGTAACTATGCCTAAGAAACAAATCGGTGGATCTCATTACAAATCTTTTGTCATAGAACCCTGGACATTCATACAAGAGAATGCACTAAATCCGTTTCAGGCTAATGTAATAAGATATACGTGCAGATACAAAAACAAAGGTGGAATACAAGATTTAGAAAAAATAATTCATTATTGTGAAATGGAGATAGATTTTATGAAGAAAAAAGCTAAACAAAAAGAACAAGAGTTGGTATCTCAGGATGAAGTAGAAGAACTTGCAGCTGAAATAGCACAAATGCAAGACGCATGAGTCATCAATTAAATTTTATATATAACGATAGTGATTGGGTAGCGCCATCAGAATATCCTGATTTAAGAAGTGCCACTGAGGTTGCAATAGACTTAGAAACTAAAGACGTAAATATGAAAACTAAGGGCTCAGGTTGGGCAACTTTCGATGGAGGCATTGTAGGTTTTGCTGTAGCTGCGCTTGGTCAGCAATGGTATTTTCCTATACAACATGATGCTGGTGGTAATATGGACTTAGCTGTAACAACTGCATTCATGGTTGATTTGTTAAAAAGACCTAGCACCAAAATTTTTCATAATGCTTCTTATGATGTTGGTTGGTTAATAAAAAATGGTTTTGAAATAAACGGCAAGATAGTTGATACCATGATAGCTGCTGCTCTAATTGATGAAAACAGATGGAGCTTCTCATTAAATGCTTGTGCTAAAGACTATTTGGGTGAAATTAAAAACGAAACATTTTTAAATGAAAAAGCTAAAGAGTGGGGTTTAGATCCTAAGCAAGATTTATGGAAAATGCCTGCAGGTTATGTTGGTTTTTATGCCGAGCAAGATGCAGCGCTTACATATAAACTTTGGCAAAGATTTAAAGCAGAGATACAAAAGCAATCGATTAATGATGTTTGGGAGATGGAGATGGAATTATTGCCTATTCTTATAAAGATGAGGCAAATCGGAATAAGAGTTGATGAAAATAAAGCTGCTATTCTTAAAAAAGAATTTAGGAAAAAAGAGAAAGATGTTTTACATAAAATAAAAAAAGAAACCACTATCGATGTAGATATTTGGGCTGCAAGATCTGTAGCTCAAGTGTTTGATAGATTAGGTGTGGAGTATCCAAGAACAGCAAAATCTAATGAACCATCTTTTACAACTAACTGGCTACAAAATTGTGAGCACCCTATCGCAGGTCTTGTTAGAGAGGCACGAGAAATAAATAAATTTCATTCAACGTTTATTGATTCTATTCAAAGATATGTGCACAAAGGAAGAATTCATGCAGAAATTAATCAGTTAAGATCTGATCAAGGTGGTACAGTTTCTGGTAGATTGTCGTATGCAAATCCAAATCTCCAACAAATACCAGCTAGAAACAAAGAGTATGGTAATAAAATAAGGTCTCTGTTTCTTCCAGAGGAGGGCAGACAATGGGGTTCATTTGATTATTCGCAGCAAGAGCCACGTTTAGTAGCACATTACTCAGCGTCCATAGGAGAACGATTAGATGGATCTGATGAGTTTATACAAGCTTATGAGGATGAGTCAGCTGACTTTCATCAAATTGTAGCAGACATGGCTGGCATATCTAGAACACAAGCTAAAACAATAAACCTTGGTTTATTTTATGGAATGGGTAAAGCTAAATTATCAAAGGAACTTGGTATCTCAAAAGATAAAGCAGAAATACTATTAAATAAATATAATTCACGTGTGCCATTTGTAAAAAAATTAGCCAGCGCTGTAACGCAATCAGCGAGTAAATTTGGTTTTATTAGAACTATTAAGGGTCGTAAGTGTAGATTCGATAAGTGGGAACCTGCTACGTTTGGTATGAATCAAGCTATGAATTATAACGAGGCTAAAGCTAATTATGGAAATAACATTAGAAGAGCATTTACATATAAAGCTTTGAATAGATTGATACAAGGTTCTGCTGCAGACCAGGCAAAACAAGCTATGATAGATTGTTATAAAGCTGGACACTTACCTTTATTACAGATCCATGATGAGTTATGCTTTAGTATTGGTAAAGATGAAGATATGAAATTAATTAAACAAAAAATGGAAGGTTGCATCGAAAATCTAAAAGTGCCTTTTAAAGTAGATGTAGCTTTAGGAAGGAGTTGGGGTGAAGCAAAAGATGAGTGATGAATATAAATGTGGCGGAGCTTATCGTGCCATGTTAAAAATATTTAGAGATGCGAAAATAGAAATGGAAAAAGAAAAATATATACCTAAACCTGATCATGATTGTTTAAGATGTGGCGATGAAAGAGAGATATGGGTTTGGAAAGACACTTCTGAAACAGAGAAGATTAGAGTTGACTGTCCAATGTGTAGCGCACAACGGCCACCGCAAGAACTAAGAAACTTAGGAATTATTTAATCTTCGGCTTCTCTTCTAGTAAGAGGTTTTGTTCTTTTATAATCTGACCATTTACAATTGTATGTCGCGACTCCGCCTTCAGTAACAATTTTAATAATGTGGCCTCGCTCGGTTGATTCAACGTAATGCCTAATATAGTTAGGAATATCATGATAACTATCTCCTTTTTTTTGGGTCATAGATAGCCTGTGTTATAAATGAATTTTTTATAGGTTGCTAGTATTTTTTACTAGCTGTTTTTGAAAAGACCCTCTGATGCATCAAGAACACTTTGTTCATTGATTCTTTTTTTAAGGTCTTTAATTTTGATATCAATCCACTTCATGTCAGTCGTCACTCTACCCTGTTTTAACGCCTGATTCGCCCACTTGGACTCCAACTGAAGCTTCTCCGATACCAACTCCTGTAGTGCCATTTTTTAGCTCCTCATATGTGATGAAAACTCTTTTCTTCGTATAAAGAGGTTCATCTTGTGCCTTGATTTCACCATTGGTCAGTTTTTTCTCGAACTGTCGTAAAGCCAAAGCGTCATTATCAGCATCGATTATCCCATCATAATACTTTCCTTCTGATCGTATCTGAATTCGATAACTGTTCATAAGAGATTATATAACAAATTGTGGCAATAATACAACCCTATGCATCGGAGATTACTGCACAGGTATATTTAGTGGCAAGTCTGTTTTTTTCTACAACATCTTGTGGCAGATTTACTAGTAAATTAACAGATTCTTCATGGGCTTTTAACATGCAATTATACCAATTATTGAATTCTTTGGGGTATTGCACAGCAGGTGCACAAGTAAAATCCAAAAAAGAACACACGTATATTGTAAGTATAAATTTCAATTAATCTCCCATTTAATCCTTGCATTTAATATCTATATTGTTATAAAGGCTAGACAAATAAAAGGAGTATAACATGGAAAAGGACGACAAAAAACCAAGCACACTACAAAAGGTGGTAGAAAACTTAACGCACCCTACCTCCAATATCAGAGAAGTGGATTTTAAAAAAAATTCAGATGATATTGTGCAAACGCTTGGTGCAGAAACAGATGCTATTTTAATTACTTATGAAAGAGATAGAGGTGAACTCAAACTTTATCATAATGGTGTTGAGATAGATAAAGCTGTATTTGCAAAAAAACTAAAAGCAGAGACAGGCTTCTATGCTATGTTTGATTACATACAAGATAAGTTTAAGTCATGGAGGACAGCATGGATGTCTTAAAATTAAAAAGCTCATCAAAAGCTTTTGCAAAATTTGTAAAAGATGTAGATGAAATTTTATCTAAGGTGCACACACATGATCAACAAGGCAACAAATCTGATTGTACATCACAGACTTTTGTAGATAGCAGAGATAGGCTTGTTAATGTGGAACTTGATTTCAAAGATGGCCATCCAGCTAAAATACTTAATGCGTGGGTAGCTGCAGACTTTGTTCGAGATGAAATAGAAAGCATCGAAGATAAGAACGAAAAGGGGGATCAATGAAATATTTAGGAAGATTGTTTTTATTAATGCTAATATTAATAATACCGCCTAAAATTTTATTCTTAATTATAGGAGTATTAGCCTATACAATATTTAACTCATAAGGAGCATAATGAAAAATATAATTTATATAATGATATTTTTATTTATAACTGGCTGTGGGTACACAGTTAAGTTAGGTAAAAAATGTACACCAGGACATACAGAGTGGTCATATGTTTGGTTTATAGAGAAAGAAGGTCATAATGTCAGCAGAGAAAACTGCACAAAGTAAAGATTGGCGAGAGCGAAGAATCGCAGCCATCAATAAACAAATCGATAAATTTAATGGGACTAGAACTGTAGCCGAATACTATGCAGATGAACACCTACAAATTTGTCAAAGCAAATGTAAAACTAAAGCGGAGTATAAAAAATGGACACGAGAAAATGGAAAAGCGTAGCTGTAGATATAGAAAACTATAAAATCATTACAGA